GGAAAATGTCGTTAAGCCAGGGCGCGTTGTCCCGCTGAAACCGCGTCGACCGCGCCGAGTGCGGCAGCCGGACGTGCTCCGCTAGCCAGTCCAGAGGGTCGCCCTGGTAGCTGGTCACGATGCCAGCGGCAACGCCTTCCTTAAGTGGATTCATTCAGCTTGGCCTTCACCCTGTCCAATAAAAGGTCAATGCGGGACTGAAGCTTTGGGCGGACCTCCTCTTCGGATTGTCCCGCGATCTGTCCCGTCAAATCGTTTACCAGCGCTTGGCACTCTGCCGACAAGATGGCGCCAATCTGCACCCCAGCCTCCCGCACCTCAGCGCGGTTGATAAGTTCGCCGCGCGCCTGGGCGTTTTGAATCTCAAGCCGCTCCACCTCTAGCATTGTCTTGCGGAGTTTGGCGTCTTCCAAGTCGACTGGAGTTTGTTTCTTTTTAGCTTCGATCCAAGCTTTTGCTTTTTCTGGACAATCCAGAGGCATGCCCTTGTGGGCCTGTTGGGTAATCCATTGCCGGGAGCGCCCTAGTTTTTTGCCCATTTGGGAATGCGACAATGTTGCCAAAGGCGTTTTTTTAAGATTACTCATAAAAAAGAGGAACTAGAGTCGCTATCTGCAGAGAAAAATCCCCCTTAAAAAGATTCCTTATGGGGGGTGCCCTTGATCGCTTCCAGCGCCGCTTTGCTCCAATTTGCAACCGTCGCATGGCTAACGCCCTCGCCCTTGCCGGCGTCGTCCAACGTCTTGTAGCCCGCCAAATCAGGCCGACCAATGGCAAACGCCAACCCAATGGCCTTGGATCTAGCATCCCACAGTTTAGGCAGCGGACTCAGCAACCAGGCTAAAATGCGCCATGCCGCGTCCACCGTGGCGTCAGCCCTGGCCTCAGAAACTAAAGCAGAATGCCAGGCCTCCACGCTCTCTGCATGGCGCTCTGGCACTCCGAGGTCTAACAGCTCGGCAATAAGATCCTCATACATTGCTTAGCTATGCGGCAGATATTACCTACCTGCAAGGCATATTTTTACAGCTTAATATAATGGGACTGAGTCGTAGTTGACTCTATTATTGAGCGCAGCAACCCGGTTACTCCAGATGGTGTGATTAAGCCGGTCGCCACAATTGCAGGTGGCTTGATTGAGCAAGGCCAACGCATCGGCCAGAAACCGCTTTTGCCTCGAGATGACTGCATTTCCGCCGGTGACTGCACTGCATAAGGCGGCAATCTCATTTTTAAGGTGAGTGCATTTACTCACGGCCTCGTCACGCTGTGCGACTGCATCCAGCCCCATTTGAGCGAGCTCTTGGAGTTGAGCGGTTAGCGCATCAACCTCAGCCTCGGCAGCCTGCAATATTTGCTCGTGCAATATTTGTTCAACAATTTTGACGCCTTGAGTCGCTGTCACCCCTGCACCTCCTCCCATTTGTAAACCGTCCTCAGAAACGCCTCTGCGCGTTGGCGGGCGGATGCCAAAGCAAGCTCCCAGGCGTTGTCAAACATGTCTCCCAGCGTGTCAATGTAGTACTCCCGGTCAATTGGACTAAGCCATTTTTCCGCCTCGTGCATGGCGTTGAGGTCGTGCGTGTAGATCCTTGGTAGCATCCAATGTTCATCGCAGTGAGTGATTTTACTGATCGCCTCGTTGATCTGTTTGTCGGTCATTTTGCCTCCTCCTCTTTTTTTGGCTCACATTCAGCGCAATACCATTCCGCGCCGTCTAAATCCATTTCGTGTAGACACGTCTGGCAGATCGGGCCTTCGTCCAAGCCTTCGTCTTCGTCGCTGGGAAATCCGGTGCTTAACATAAGGGCTCCTCGCGCAAAAAAGCTTGGCGCACTATCTTGCTAAGCTGTTCATTTTGCGCTTTGAGTTTTAAAATCTCATCGCAAGCGGCATCGCGCTGGTCAATTAAATTTGCAACCGTCTGGTGCCGCTCCCGGAGAGTCTCAACCAACTCTAACTCCTGCTGCTCCAGCCTGCGCGCCGCCGCAAGCATAAGGCCGTTAACCGTTGGCCCAAGCGGGCCAGCCCGTCTAAGCTCCCGGACGATTTGCTCTGTGGTGGCCTCTTGGCCTCTCTGCCTGCTCTCCGCTGTGGTCATGCTGTCTGCTTCCTGCTCAGCCTGCTCGGCCTTTTTCTGTTCGTCTGTTGGCATATTCTGTTCCTCCTCGTTGTGTTGGTTGTTAGTTTGGTTTTTACTGGCAAAATATTAGTCGGCAGAATCTGGCGCCGAGTTTAGGAAAATTTTCAACATTTTTTTTGTGCCCTCGTAGCTGGCAATTTTGGCTGCCTCCTCCTCGCTCAGTGGCGCGGATGCTGGGGGTGCCTCAAGCACTCCCCCAGCAGGCTCTGCGCCTATCTGTCTTGCATCCTTAATTCTTTTAAGGATGCGTGTAGCGCCTCGGGGGCTTGAGGCCCCGACGCTACACTCTCTGTTATCTGTCTTAGTTAGTGCAGGGTCGTGGTGACCCGCGTAGACGGGTCGTGGTGACCCGCGAGGAGGGTCACTGTGACCCGTCCGTGGATTAGCACATTGCTCATCTTGTGTCGCATCTTGCTCTAAATGCAGCAGGCAAAACCTGTGCGACCGCTGAGCAAAATTGCCCCCTGTTTTTACGTCAATTAGCCCCGCATCTTGCAACACTGGCAGTGCCCTTTTTACCGTTGCAACCGAAACTCCAGCAGCCTCAGCGATTGCTTCCCTGGTTGCCTCAAAACTGAGTTTATCGCGCTTTCTGGCCCGACTTTCCAGGGCGCACAAAGCCGCATAAACTGCAAGATTTGCCGAGCCTAAAGCCGCTGCGCGCTCAAATGCAGCCAAGTCAAACCAGCCCCAGTGCCCTGGTCGAGTGCGCCTAGGAGTCATTTCCGCCTCCATTTCTTGGCAGGTTGCTCCTCCTCCTCGGGCTCTGGTTTTGGGCAGGCTAACCAGACGTTTCCGGTTTCCCGGGCTTTTGGATTGTGGCGGATGTAAACCTCAGCGGCGACTTTTTGATCCCAGCCAATCAATCCAGCTCTAAGCCTACGCTTTGTCGCTGACAGTTTAAACGTCGGACTCTGGCCATCTGGAGTTTCCATGCGCTCAAGGCTTAAAACCTCTCTAGCCCAGTTTGACCATGCTGAGGATCCGTAGGCTCCATAAGCGCCCCCCTTGGCGTCTTTGGTTGGCTTGGGAATGTGATTTATCAGCGCAAAAATAACTCCTGTACGATTGCTGATTTTGTTGAGCCCATTACAAAAATCCGAAACGGTCGCTTGGTCGCTCATGTCTCCGCCCAAAAAGTTCATAATTGGATCGATCCAACAAATATGAGGTTTATGCCGCGTTACAAGATCGGCCACGACTCCTAGAAACTCGGCTCCGGCAGTCTCATTTTCGCGCACGATTTTTAGCCGGTCGGCTAATGCTGCAATGGCTCTCTCGGTCAGCCTAGTTTGCACCGGGGGAAACTTTTGAAGAATGCCCTGCAAGGTCTCTGCCATGTCGCCATCATCATTTTCAGCCTGGATTATCAGCGACCGGATGGGGATTTTGCTTGGAATACCAAACGTCAAAACGTACCGGGTCACGTCGTCGAGATAATCGTGCAGCGCCCAACCGATTGCGAGTTGCAGGTTGAGCGAGGATTTGCCTGCGCCAGTTGACCCCGCGACCATTAGCGAGCCTCCTCGGCAGAGCCAACGATTATCGCCCAAAAGCCAATCCTCATCTTTTTCGCGGTCAAACGCCATAAGGGTTTCAACTGACTGTTCGCGGCTTTTACGCGCACCTCCTTCGGCAAGTCGATCAAGTGCGGCACGCGCCTCGGCTAGCACTAGGCTAGTCGACGTTGAGCCAGCCTGCTCAAATGCTATTTTGAGCACCTCAGTGAGTCTCCGGGTGCGCTCCGCCTCGAGAACTAACCGAGCCCAATGAGAGAGCATTGAGGCGCTGCCAGACTCAAGCCAGAGTTGCGAGAGTTCCGCCTGGGGCCAGCCCTTTGGCTCCATTGTCCGCCCCATTGTAACCCAATCAATGGGCTTGTGCTCTGCCAATCTGGAGGATATTTCGCCAAATAGCGCAGCGTTTCTGGCGACAAAAAAGGCCCCTTTATGGAGCCCTTCAGCGCGGCAGATTGTCAGCGCCTCCTCTGGGTTATTAAGCAGCACACCCAGAATGGCTTGCTCGGCTTGCGGGTCAGAATAATTTTGCAATTTCGGCAAGCCTCAGTTCGCGATCTGTGGGAGCCGCTTCGATTTTGCCTCCAAAAATACGGATTGCATGAGCCAGCAAGGCCGTTTCTTGGGCGTCTGGATCAAGTGGCGCGCTTTTGTGCGCAACCATCAATTCGTCTGCAATTCGATAGGATTCAAGGAGTTCGCTCTGTGTCATTGTTCAAAAAGCGCGTTGCCGAGTCGCGCCCCTCGCCCTAACTAAAAGGGGATTTTGTCGCCTAACAGACTGTCACTTGATGCCGGTAGCCACCGTTTAATTTCGAGATACGGCTTGCCGGTCTTGTCGCTGATGCGGTCACCCTCTCCGAGCTCAACCGTAGCGCGGCGGCCAATTAGCGTTTCTGCCTCAATATTGACGGTGGTGCCCACCGCGGCTTTGATGCCCATTGCCTCAGCAAATGCTGCCACGTTGCGGCTGTTTTTTGCTGTAAATACGACCCAAGTCTTGATCGGCATTTGCCCGACTTTGACAGTGATCGTCAGCATCTCGTTTCCCGCTTGAGAAACTCTATCCTCAGCGTCTGCGATGACGCACCCATGAATTCCGGGTTTAATTTCTACGAAGTCAGAATCTGCGTTTTCTGTTATTTTTAGTTTAGCCATATATTTGGTTTTGTTGGGGTTAGATTCCGAATGCGGCGAAAAACCGCTCTGGGAAAGCTGTAGCGTGCACTGCGATATCTGCGGGAAGATCTCTATAAGTCTCGCCGTCTTTAATCCAGCCGCGCTTCAAGGCGCCTGCTGTGACCTTTTCTTTTTGCGCGCTTGTTTTGCCGCTCAAAAGCCTGTCCATGACGTGGATGTGACCTATTTGTTCAGGGACCTCCTGCGGCGCCGGCAAGGCATCCTGCTTGCGTTCCTCGACAACCTCAGCGGGCACAAACTCAGACACTTCCTCTGGTGCATAGCACCCTGAGAGAACCGCAGGAAACACTCCTCTAACAGCCTCGGAAATGCAGCGTGCCTTTAGCATCTGCCTTGGGAACTTTTTCCATGTTGGGTTACTTATCAGCCCAGCCCGAGTTGCATCTGCCATTGTCCAGGACACTTTAAGGCTGCCTCCCTGGGGATGCGAAAATGTGCCTGACACAGATTCATGGGTGTACTCATGCCATTCAACTCGGCCTCCAGCCTGTTGGAATCTGGCTAGCATTGCCTCTGATTTAAGCGACGGCTTACCGTTGATAATATGGTAATCGCGAACAGCTTCGGCAGGATGGCGGCCTTCAGCTTGGCAGAGAAGCCCAAGGGCAAGAGCCTGGGAGGCATTCATTACTCCAAAAAGTTTAGGCTCAGCAAGGGCTTGAGCCATGCGTGAAATTTCATCAATATTTATAAGCTGCATATTATGTAAGATTTAAGCGTTTTGCGGCCTCAAGAATGAGGAGCGCATCTGCGATTTTTAAGGTAACTTTGAGGTGAGGAAACAGTGACTGACTCTTTTCTTTCAGATGGGCTTTCCAGCGGGCTCCGTGGCTAGCTTTAACTCCAAGCCCAAGGGCTGCCTGCCATTTTTTAGGGGGCAAAGTGACAACCTTGACTCCCAAGGAAGCAAGGATTCCTCTGCATTCGCCGTAGCGGATGCCAAGTTTAATCATCGCCGCTGCATTTGGGCCCGCGTGCAGCGGGATCTCCTCAAGAATACAAGTCCGATTTCCTGCAATTTGAAGCGTCCTCAGTTTGTCGGCCAAATCAACCACCGTCTCCGGCGTCGGATCGCAGCAAGCCCAGCCGTCTGAATAATAAGCGATCCCGCCTGCTGCACCTGGATCAATGGCAATGTAATTTTGGCTCATTTAGAAAAGCGTCGGCTGGTTTTCAGTGTTACGCAGATTAGTTGAGGCGTGGTCTGCGTAGCTTTTTTTGAGTTCAGAGCCAATAAACTTTCTGCCAAGAGTCAGCGCGCCGTAACCTTCGGATCCGATGCCTGTAAATGGCGAGTAAACTAATTCCCCCGGATTGCTCCAAAGCGTGATAGCTCGCTCGATCACGTCAAGTTGTAGCGGGCAAATGTGCTTTTCGTCGGCTTGGTCGCGTGCCACTTCTCCGTTTAAAACTCGTCCTTGATTTACTGTCATCCATACAGGAGATGCCACTTCTTGCCACCAAGAAACTGGAAACTCTGATCCATCCTTCGTCACCGGAACGATTGTTTGTCCTGGTGCGCGGAAAACGAGCAGGTAGTCTGCGCATCCCACTCGGGAACTAGACGAGTCGGTTTTAAGCGTCTTGTGCAGCAGCCCGTGCGCTTTGGTTCGCTGCATTTCTGTCACTGGACTTTTCCAGATACAGATGCGCGAGTGAAACAGGAAATCGTGCTTCCAAAATGCCCGAATGATTTCGCCGCTAAAATCTTGAAACTGAATCGACCCAGTTTTCCATTTTGTGGAAAGCAGATCGACACAATGTACTGCCACTTCTCGGCCTGGCTGCATGATTCGTTTAATCTCTTGAATTAGGAAATCAAAATGAACCATAAAGTCTGCCATTGACTCACAGTTGCCCATGTCTTGTGGGTCATTAGAGTATGTGAATAGATCAGCAAAAGGCGGGCTAAAAACTGAGAAATCAATCGAGCCAGTCGGTATCATCTTTGCAACCCGGACACAGTCGCCGTGGTGCACTGTCCAATTCTTGCCTGAGTAAGTGTCCACTCCGATCTTTGCTTCTATTGTTTCGGACTTCTGAAAAGTCATTTCTGCTGCTGCTAGTTTCATGTTCTCTTGCATTTTCTCATGTTGTTCAATTTTGCGTCTGATTGATTGAAGAATGGCTCCTTCCGTCTTTGCCTGCACGATGTAGGCATTTACTTCCTGGGTTTGGCCAAATCGGTAGCTTCTGCGCAGTGCCTGATAGAAGTCCTCAAATGAATAAGAAAGTCCTACAAATGCCACGTTACGGCAGTGCTGCCAGTTGAGTCCAAACCCGGCAATGCTTGGCTTGGTAATGATGACGCGAGTTTGTCCTTCGCTAAATTTACTCAGCAAAGTTTCCTTGCGCGTTGATGTGTCAGATCCTCGGACTTCAATGGCATCAGGGATTCGTTTCGCCAAGTTGTCTGCCTCGTCGTTTGTGTTGCACCATATAATCCAAGGTTCATGTGATCCATTTACCAAGTTCGCCACCGCATCGGAACGGTCTGCCGATGTCATTCGCATCTCCCTGTGCATGGTTGTCGCAGAGAGTGTAGCAATGCGAAACAAATCCTCTCCGGTGTCTGTGCTTATATCGGCGTCCACCAATATTGTCTGCATATTTAGTGCTGGCAAATCGTACCCAGCGTTTTCAAATCCAATATCAGACGGCTTAGAAACGCACGCGGCCCAACTTGCCAGCCATTTCCAAAACTGGCTCTCAGCGTGCTTTTTGAGCCGCCAGTCGCCAGTGTTAAACGTGTCGTTTACAAAAAACGTTGCAAGCATCTGAGCAGGTGAGCAGATGCCCAGAAAGTCAGCGTGCTGACCCAGTTCAGTGTAGTCGTTGGGAGAAGGCGTTGCAGTGCAGGCTAGCCTGTACGGAGTTTGAGAAAACGCGTCCGTGAGCGCCTTTCTTGTCTTGCCAGTAAACGATTTCAAAATTGAAGATTCGTCAAGAACCACCCCGGCGAAAACTGAGCAGTCAAAATGCTCCAACTTTTCGTAGTTTGTAATCCAAATTCCTGGCTTTGTGATTTCGTCACCGCTGGCAATCTGCTTTGCGTCAATTTTAAACTTTTGCGCCTCCCTCGCGGTCTGTGATGCCACCGCAAGAGGCGTGAGTATCAGCACGCTGCCGCCAGTGTGCCGCATTACTTGGCTAGCCCATTCCAGCTGCTGAGCAGTTTTCCCAAGCCCGCAATCCTCAAACAGGGCGCAGCGGCCTTTTTTGACGGCCCATTTAACAATGTGCGTTTGCCAGTTAAACAATGGCGCAATGATTGGTAGATGTTCAAACCCAGCATCCTTTACCGTCTTCTTTTTTGAGGTAATGTATGAATCGTAATTCATGCTTGTACCATTGGTGACTGAGACTGCTTGCTAGTTATTGCGCCGGCAGGGAGCGATAAGCCAGCTTTTGCCCATAGTTCTTTTGCTTTTTTGGCGCTGAGACTGCCTTGAGCCCGGATAATCTCAATCGGATCCAACTCCGAGGCGTAAGCTGCCAACACGTCGGCGCTTACAAACTCACTGATCCGAGGCTTTTGTAGCCTCCATCCCGGAACGTCAATACCAGACTCCAGTAATCCCCGGGCCTTTGCTTTAGCTGCCTCCTCAAAATCGGCCAGAATTTTGCAGCGGTTGAGGAAATCTCCCAGCCGAGCCGGATCCTCGATCAGTTGCAAAAAGCTGTCGCCGCTCGTGGCAAGAGCCGTCTCCTGAGCTGCCAGCCTAGGGGGGCAGACCATTGATTTCGAGCACCAGCCGCAGTAGTCGTTAATGACTGGTTCCGAGCCAACATTGCCGATGATTTCGGCCACAATAAACGCTGCATCGCTGCGGGAGAATTTGTGCGTGCGAACCTCCTGTTGATCGCAAAATAGCAAATGAGCCGTCCACTCACTGCAGTTGTGAGCCTCCATTAAGCCCAGCGCGTAGGCCGCCATCTGTGCGCGGTAATTGTAAATCTGCCCAGTCTTAAGATCAGCGTGCCATCGTTGCCCGGCACAAATGGCATCGGCTGTGCCGACATGCTCCATGCCTGGGATCTTGATTTTGCAGTTTTTGTCGTCGGTTTCGACCCTGGCTCGATTGCCGCTGAGCAAAATCATTTGGTTGAGTGCCCAATAGACTGCCTTGCGGTCAATCTCGTCCAGGTCGCGGGGAAACTCCCCAGTCTGCCAAGCATCGCGAAAAATGCCGTCTAATTTTGTGCCGCGACTGGCGGCTTCTGAGGTTGTTTTTGTTCCTTCATACTGGCCGCAAAGGGCAAGTTTAGGAAGGGAGGATGGTCGTATGTTCATTGCGTTTTGCCTTCTGTTTTGCTTTCCACTTACGGGTTGCTTCCCGCATTTTTGCTCGTTTTTCTTCGCTGATTTGTCTGCCAACCGGGCGCTGAATTGGATGCGTGCGCAAATATTCTGCTCTTCGTTTTTCAAGGGCTTGGGCCCTTTGGGCTGGAGTCATGCCGTTGCGGCGGAGTCGATTTCGCTCGGCATTTCGGCGTCGAGCTTCTTCGGGAGTCAGCGTAATTCTGGGCTCCCGAATTGTTTTTGGTTTCGGATCGCGCGGAACTTTGATTCTCTTTTCCAAAAGCACCTGAGGCTTTGGATTCCAGCTTACTTCCTCGCGCTTTGGCGTTTTAGCGCGGCGGATGCACATTGACGGCATCCGCTTTGGGCTGGAGTCCCAACGTTTTTGGTCCCAGGCTTTGAGAGCCCGCTTGAGGCTGGCTGAGATATCGCCAGCTAGCCCGCCCTCAGCCTGCGAGGGGTAGGCATCCTGCATCCCGATTGACTTCATGGCGGGTCGCCTCATGGCAGCAACCCCGCTTGTTTTGCGAGCTCTTTTAGCGCCTCAAACCCATACTCTGGCGTGGGACGTTTGTCGCGGTGCTTCTCTAGGATTGTGTTGACCTCGGAAGTCTTGAGCCCCATCTGGCGGGCGATAACTTGGTTGTTTTCGCCTTTCTCTGAGAGCTCGATGATGCGAGCCTGGATCTTTTGAAATGCCGTCGTGATTCTGCTCATTTTTGTGCCTCCAATCCAGCGCACCGAGCGCGCATGGCTTTATCTTTTGCCGCTCTGGCGTTTCTCTCTGCCAGTTTTTCAGCTTTGGTTTGGTCGGGTTTTTTTACCCGGGCTAATAATAACTTGTAACGCCTCGCCGCTGCGTAGCCAGCGTGCAATTGTGATCCCATTATTTTCGCGCCTCCATTGCACAAAAAATCACTAGCACTCCTAACGGCATGGTCAGCACTGCGATCACTAGAGCCTCCCCAGCGCCCTCGGCAAAATATTTCATAGCCAGACCGTCTGCGATCAACAAAAGGACGCCAATGCAGAAAAGAAATTGCGCATTTGTACGCCGAACATTTTTGGGAACTTTGCCCAAAGGAATCCTGATTGTGTTGCTGCCGACGTCGCCCTGTGGAGGGCGGGAATAATGTGATGTGCTCATGGTTTGTATTTTGTTGTTATTTTTTTGGCTAAGGCAAATTTACCCATTTTCCGATACTGAGCGCACGCAGCGCGTGGCGATTTTGCAAAAACACAACCGGCAAAAATCCACTGGTTCAAAGTTGTTTGTGCTTTCAAACGATATTTTTTCACACGCGTCAAAAATCTGCCGTCCTTCCAGATTTCTTTCCCATCCACAGCAAGGCGATACAATCCGGTTCCTGGGCAATGCGTAACTTTTGCAACTACCTTTCCCCCATTTTCTAAAAATGAGCAGAAGTCGCCATTACTAAATCCATAGGTGCGCCACATTTTACGCAACGCGATAACCCGCACGCACGCCGGCCACAATCCGCTCGTCCTGCGCTGGCGTCAGCGTCAGCATGCTTCCTCCCCCGTGCCACGTCTCAACGCTGGCGAGTTCCGTCAGCATCCACCCGGTGGCGACGCGGACCAGCGTGGCCTGAGTGACGCGGACTTTGTATTTGTAGGCGGAGGGCAGCTTTTGCCCGCTGGCAAGCACCACACTAGCACCCTTGCATGCGCTCTTGGGTAATCCCAATTTTGCCAGGGCAAGCTCTGCCAGCGCTGCGCCGGAGATTAACTCGCTGGCCCGAGTAAAAGTGTGGGCCATTGCTTTCCCGTTGACCGCCATCAAGGCGGTTTCGATTGCCGCCTTGTTGGCGGCTGTGATTTTGATCGGTTTCATTTCGTTTTTCGTTTGGTTTTTTTACTCTGACGGCCTCGTCAGTGGCGGCATTACCACCAGACGCCCTGTGGGCGTTTCGGCCTTAGTAGGCCATAGCCCGCTCAATGCGGCGCGTGCCGCGGGTAACTTCGGCCAGCTCGGCCATGTGCGCCGCCGCAGCTGCACGCTGCGAGGCGTATTCCGCATTAATTGCGGCGACTGCGGCGGCCACCTGAGCGTCTGCCTCTGCCGTGAGCGGCAACTTGCCAATTGCCGACACCGCCCATGCTGGCAGGCCTGCTGGGCGGCCGTAGCCGCGGGTAGTGGTGCCGTTGATGACAGCGGACGTCACTGCAATAACTCCGCCGTCCCAGCCTTTTTCGGCGGTGACTGTAATTTCCGCGGTCATTCCGGAAGGGAGGGTCATTGAGATCGTTGTCATGGCGCCTACCTTAGCGAAGCCGCTTGGCTAGCCAAGATAAAAATGAAACTATTTTTCAGCCAGAGGCTAAACCCTTATCCTTGCGCGAGTTAGGACGCAGCTTTTTTGCGTTTTCCCTGCACGCGGCAGCCTTTTTATCCGATTTTACGGCGCCCCCCTTGCGCCCCAGCTTGGCAAAATACTCTTTTAAGTGCATCCCAGCACTTTAGCAAAGCCGCTTAGCTTAAGCAATAGCCTGCGCAAATAGCTGGGCCTCAGCAACTCTCCGATCTCGGAGGCCCTTAGTTTCTGGCCACAGTCGCGTCTGATCGCGGAACAATTTTGGAATCTCACTTAACTTACCATCCGCCAGCGCGTTGCGAATGCCCATCATCTCCGTGCGCCGCTCTCCTGTTAGTTTTGTTCCACGATTAAAAACCAAACTTAACAAAGCACTTGCGGCATCCGGCGGCAGGGATTCGGCTTGCGGGTAGATGCGCAACATCTGGAGGTAAAACCTTGGAACAGTTTGCTCCTCGAATACTTGGCACGCGGCATCCCACGGGATGACAATGTCGTGCAGGCCCACGCAAGCCTGGTTGGCTGCCTCGCCGGTCACGCCGCAGTAACGGCCGAGGCGCTCAAGGTTGCGCGGGAAAATTTGCTTGTCCCAGTCGCGATTAAACTGCGCCAACGTGTTATAGCCGAGGTCGTAGCCGATGCCGATGGTGACGCCAGATGACTCCCCAGGCCAATTAGGGCGTGCCTCCCGCCTTGAATAGTAAGCCTCAGAGGTTGCCTCTTGCGCGATGATGAAATCTAAACCTTTGCGGGAGAGGTTCATTTGCGCTTCCTGATTTCAAGTACAGTTTGCACAATTTTGACAACGGTGTACACCAGCGCGGCAAACATGCTAGCGCACCTAAGCCACGCGTCAAAATCGCTAAGTGACACAGCTAGAGCAGCTAAGTTATAAAAGTTTACCTTCACCATTTCGTCAATATTGCGCTCAAGCATGGCAAAGGAAGGTAAGCGTTGAGGCAGGCGTTGGCAAGCGTCCATGCTCGTCGTAGATGCCGCTGCGCGGAGTAATTGTGTTAGGCCCGAGGCCGTTTCCGTCCTGGGCGGCGGGGGGCAATACGCGGTTTGGTTTTCCGAGGACGACTAACCCGGCGGGCGGTACCTGGTTGAGGTATCTCTGCTGCATTAGCGGGATTTGCGGTACGGGTAACACAGTCATTTTTTAAGCGGGCAAGAAGTTTCGGGCCATAGGCGCCAATCCCGACGCCTAAAGCGCCAGAAGCGAGTACCCAAAGTGTTGGGGCAATCAGAGATAGCAGGTTTAAAAAAAGCGGGATCATGGCGGTTTTACCCGTCATTTTTTATCCCCGGGTTGAAGGTGAGAGGCACCAAAATAGAACGAGACAACCATACCCCAGCTTGTGCCAAGGCTACCGATAAGCATTTGCAGCCCAGCATTATCCCAAGTTTTTAAATCCCCAGTCATTAGGCCGACGAGGATGGCAAAAAAACCCACAGTGACAAATGAGGCCAAAATTGCAGGCGTGCGAGATCCAGTCTGCACCTGCATTTCCCGAGCCGACGCACGATCAGCCTGGGCCAATTTCTCGGCGTCGAGCCCCAGTTCCGCCATCCTCGTCTTGAGTTGGAGATCGGCGGCCTGCAAGGCGGCCATCTGCTCTGCTGTTAGGTTGCCAGCGTTGAGGGCTTTAGTAACCTTTTCGGTCGTTGCATCTGAGAGGCCGAGACATTTGCCCACAGCCTCGACAGCAAGGCCGCCCATTGGGCCGCCAAGTAATGTGCCGACAGTTGGTAAAACTTGGGAGATCCAGCTCATTTAAAATGTTGCAAGAGTTGCTCTCCTCCAAGTGTTTGTAGCGGTGCAGATATAAAGTGCCGTATCGCTGAAGGCCATTTGTCCTGGGCGACCGATGCTTGTAGCCGTACCAGGTACGTTTGCACCACTGGGCGCGCCTGTAACAAACATCGCTGTAACGCACCGCAAAGATCCCGTAATTGTCGTGGATGTAACTGTTTGCGGAACTCCAGAGACTGAATAAGTTCCAGCCCCTCCCGTGCCAGTTCCGGCTCCCACAATTGTTGTTCCGGCGGCAATGCCAGTACCAGTCAACACCATTCCAATTTGAAACTGCCCGTTGCTTGTTGTAGCAAGGGTTAAAGTGTTGCCGGTGATTACTCCAGTGCCAACAGCTCCGGCTGTGACGTATTGTGTGTTCCCATCCCACTCAACTGCATGAGGTAATGGAGTGGTGAGCGTTACCCCAGCTTGGAATTTGCAAGGAACGCTTATTGCTGTACCAGCTCCAAAGGTTTGAGTGCTGTTAACTCCAAAAACATTAGAGCCAGTTACCGCGTTAGCTACACGCGAGGAAGTTGGCACCACAATTACGGTGTCAACTCCAATTGATAGCGGCCCAATCAATCCCGCATTTTGTCCAACAGTGTAAACAAACCCCCCGCCGCTGTTACCTTGTTGGATACCAACAAATAAAGGCTGGCTAAGCGTGCCTTGAAACCATGTTGGCCGACTCAAAGAAAACGAGGTCCCAGAGTTTGAATCAACAACCCACGGTCCGCCGGTTGCTGGAACTCCTTGACTTGCAAGCAAAACGACATCGCCAGCCATTAAAGTTCTTAGTTCAACAACCGGCGCCGTGCCCGTAACCATTGTCAAAACTGTTGAATTGTAAACATTTAAAGTTCCAGCGCCGGAGCTTGTTGCGTTTGCGCTCAAAGTAATTTGTGTCGCAGAATCAACACTTTTTATAACCCAAGCCGAAATCCCGCTCCCATTAAATGACATGCCGGGAACTAATGTAACCGTTGTTGATGTAAAGGTTACAACCGCAGATAGATTAGTCCAAACCGCCGCAGTTATTGTGCCTGCGATAGCTGGAGTTATGTTGGACGTGTAGCGCACTGTCGCCATTTGCATCCCAGTTCCGCTGCCGCCGGCGCCCGATATTGCTGCCGTTGTGAGGGCTGTAACTCGGCCTTTTGCGTCCACGCTAATGACTGGCACCGTGGTACTGTTGCCAACATTACTTTGAGCAGTCGTAACAGCTGCAAGCGTCGTTGCCGGAGAACCCGCTGTGGTTGTTACATCGCCCGTCAAAGCGAGCATTTGCGTTGTAGTTAGGGTGCCACCAGTAAGACTCGCCGCACCGATCCCCGCCGGTGTGATTTGAGCAATCTGGGAGGCCGTCAACGATGGCACCTGAGCCGTGCTGAGGAGCCCTGTCCCATCGAGCCGAGGTACACCTCCAGCCGTGGCTAGCGTAGTAAGCTGGGAGGTTTGGACGTAAGCAGCAAGCTGAGATGTGGTTGCGTAGGTTGTTGCCTGAGCGGTGGTCAGCGATGTGACGCGGCCTTTTGTATCCACCGTCACCACTGGGATCACATTGGCATTTCCTTGTGCGCCAACAGGAAGACCCGCAACAGTGGCAAGCTGAGACGTGCTAAGGGTCCCGCTCGTTATGTTGCTAGCGTTTGTTGTGTCCGTTGTGGCGGATGCTGCAAGCCCTGAAATCTTGCTGGTTGCGATAGCAGCAGAAGCGTCTACGTCTGCGTCAAAAATTAGCGTAGCTGGAGACTTTAGGCTGCCGTTGATAGACTTCCAGAGCCCTGTTCCCCCAACAAGCGGAAGTGAAGTGTGAATGTGACTAGGCGTCGAATCACCAAACTGCGCCGTGACGTTGTGGTTATTTCCCGTCGCGTAGGCCTCGAGCGCAATATAAATGCGGTCCGTTGCCAGAATTGCGGTTTGAGGCACTAAGACAGAAAGCGAGTATTGTGCCGACGTGCCGTTGATGACCTGCGCGCTCGATGGTGAGCCAAGCGCTGTGAGCGTGCCGCCACCGGCAACGCTGTAGATATAAGCCACTGCGCGGATGCTTGTGCCAGCCGACACGTTGGCGTTTCCGTAGCACCAGAAATTTGTATCCCAAAGCCCAGCTGGGATTGCCGTAACTGCTGGGTCCTGCGGCAGCGTC